GCGAAGGCCTCGTTGTGCCGGACCTGCACGTCCATGTCCTGGAGGGCCACGATGCGCACCGTTCCCGACGAGCTGCCGGTGAAGGGGTCCACCAGCATATCGACCGCCGTCCAGTAGGCGGCGACGAGCTGGTTCCAGACGCCGCCGACCATGGCATTGAGCGCCGTCCCGCTCCCCTTGGTCAGGTTGTTCGGCACCTGCTGGGTGGACAGGAACCGCTTGTTGTTGACCTTGCCGTCCTCGAGGAGGAACACGGGGAACGTCGAGCCGATCTTCGCCGTGGTCGCCAGGGTGCCCTCGACGTCGGCGTTGCCGACGTAGGAGAACTCGCCCAGCGGGCCGGCGTTGCCGCGCTTCACGACCGTGTAGAGGTTCACCAGCGCGGGCCAGGTGGGCGCGCCGCCGTTGGTCCCGAGCGAGATGGTCCGCGCGGCCGTGATCGCCGGATTCTGCATGATGCCGAGCGGCTGGTTGCTCTGGCCCGTGCCGTTGATCGCGGCGAGGTCGACGCCGCGGCCGAGGATGGCCGTGAGGTCCTCCTTGACGAACATCTCGGGCTCGTCGAGGTTCGCCAGCTCGAACCAGCGCCGGGAGATGTCCGTGTAGGCGCCGATCGTCTTCGGCGTGAAGATCACCTGGTCGACGGTCTGGTTGCTGCCCGTGGGCGCCCCCGACTCTCCGACCCAGTAGGCGGTCGCGGCGGCCGACTGGCGGGGGATGGCGAACCGTCCCTCGACGTTCATCACCTCCCGCATCCCGGCTTCCTTGACCACCATCTGGTTGCGCAGCAGCTCGATCCAGTCCTTGTCCAGATAGGTGGGCACGCCGCCCGATCCGGTGTTGCTGTCGAGGGCCCGGCGCTCGGCGTCGGTCGGGGCGCCCCGGGTCGAGTAGGGCATCAGGAAGCCGAGCGCCGCCTTGCCGGATCGCCTGGCCAGGTCGGCATGGACCTCGCCCTCGAGGCCGTCCACGGGCCGCCCCTGGAATCGGCACTTCACCGCGTTCATCATGCTGTAGCGGTGACGCTTGCCGACGTTGCCGGGATCCTCGTGGGCGAGCGGCGCGGAGCGTCGGCCGTCCTCGCCCTCGACGGGCTTGCCCTCGACGGCGATCGTGCGCTCGATCTGCGAGATCCGCTCGGCCAGGCGGTGGGCCTCGCCGGGATTGTCCTTGCCGTTGCCGCAGACGTGCTCGTGCCGGTTCCGTTCGTCGACCGTGAGCGGTCGCCTGTCGGCCTCCGACTTCTCCAGGATCGTCCGGGCCTCGTCGACGAGCTTGGCCCGCTCTTGCCTCAGCTCCGAGGCCTTCTCTTTCAGCGACATGGATCGGGTTCCTTGCCTCGTCATCGAGGCGCATGGGGGGATCGAGGATCCGCCGCGGGGGCGGTGGTCACTCAGGAGGGGAGGAGCGCCGCCTCGGCCAGCCGCTGGCGGTCCCAGGCGGAGCGGAGCGAGTCGGCGACCCGGGCCGGGGGACCGGACGTCGCCCCGGGGCGATGGGCATCGAGCGAGCGCATCGCGGCCTTCGTGTCGGTGTAGGCCGGGAACGTGACCGGCCCGAAATCGTAGAGGTCCCGGACCTTGAGCAGCGTCCGGATCGGGACCTCGCCCGAGTAATCCCAGGAGTCCGCGTCCGTGGTGAAGCTGAAGCTCATCCCGTCCATGTCGCCGCGGCGGATCTGCTCGGCGATGTCGCGGCCCGTCGAAGTGTCGGGGAGGTCGATCTCGACGCGGAGGCCGAGCTCGTCCTCCGCCATCCGGCACGTGCCGCTCTTGGTGCGCCCGAGCAGGAGGTTCGGGTCGTGGTTGGCCAGGGCCCGGACGTCCTGGCCCAGGCAGGCGGCGAAGGCCCCGCGCGCGACCTTCTCGCGGAAGTGGCCGAGGTCCTCCGAGAACTTCTCGAAGACGGCCGCATAGCCGACGCACGTCCCGGGGCCCTTGCCGTCCGCGGCCGCGCGCAGCTCGACGCCGGCCATCAGGCACCGGACCTCGCGGTCAGGCGGCCTGGGCGAGGGATCCATCTGGCTCATCGGGGTTGCCCTTGGATTGCTGGTCGGACTGGGGCTTCCGCGGCTTCGCGGGCATCCCCTGCTTCCCGACCTGGTCGAGGGGGATGTACTGGCCCTGGATGAGGTAGAGGTTGCCGCCCTTCTCGTCGCCGATCGGGTTGAGGCCCTCGCGACGGCGGATCTCGTCGGCCGAGGCCGCGCCCATGTTGCGCATGCCCTGGGACCAGGCGAGCCGCGCGGCGGTGTTGCCCCGCATCAGCGCGGACATGTCGAGGCCGATCTCGTATCGCCGGCGATCCTCGCGCGTCAGCAGCTTGGCGTTGAGCTGCGCCTCGATCATCACCACCCAGCCGAAGAGCGTGGTCGCGATGTAATCGAGGTTCGCCTCCTCGACGTTGCTGAGATGGGCCTGGCTATAGTCGCCGATCTTGTGCGGCGGCATGCTGAAGATCCGGGCGATATCGACGACCTGGAACTGCCTCGTCTGGAGGAACTGGCCGTCCTCCGGGGACACCTGGGTGGGCATGTAATCCATGCCCTCCTCGAGGACGCCGAGCTGGTGGGCGCTCTGCGACCCCTGGTGCCTCGAGTTGAACGAGCCGAGGAGATTATTGATGGCGATCTGCGTGAGCCTCTTGGGCATCTTGAGGAAGCCCTTGAGGATCGCGCCATTGCCGAAGAAACTCGCCCCGAACTGCTCGACCGCGAGGCCCAGGCCGATGGTCTGACGGCAGATGGTGACCGGCGAGAAGCCGGTCAGCCCGTCGAAGCCCATGCCGGCGAAATGGAGGATGTCCTCGGGGAGCCGCCGCTTGTTCGCATCCCCGTCGAGCTCGTAATAGAGCGCCCCGGCCCCGGTCCGCTTGGCCCTGGTCTTGGTCGGGTGCAGGAGATGCAACGCCGTCGGCGTCCCGTCCCGCCCGTCCCGCTCGATCTCGGCATAGCCGTTGCCCCGCGTGAGCACGTGTCCCATGATCGCCTGGAAGAAGCGGCAGGCGTCCCGCTCGCCGTCCGGGCTCGTGTGGATCAGGTCGTGCTGCGGGAGCTCGTCGGCGACCTCCCTGCCGCCCCCGTCGAGCTTCCGATAGATGTTCCGCGGGAGCGTGGCGAGGTCGCGGCTGATCACGTTGACCGCGGCATAGACCGAGGCCAGGCAGAGCGCCGTCTCGGGGGTCACGTACGTGCCGCTGAGCACGGGGGACGCGGGGGCCCAGCCGCCGGCGCCCGCGAGCGATCGCAGGGCGGCGCGGTGGCGTCGGCCGTCGTTCCAGGTGTGGATCGCTCGGAGGGGATTCATAAGCGGTCGGTGATGTCGGCCGGGAGATGCGGGGGATTGATCAGGCGCCGCCGGCGGACACCGAGAAGTTGCCGCCGCTCGTCGGGGTGACCGTGAAGACCTTGTGCGTGCCGTCGATCGTCACGCCGGCGGCCGAGTGGACGACGACGACGGAGTTCGCCGGGAGGGCGATCGTCGGGCTGGTCCCCGTGAACTTGGGGATGTTGCTCGGGTTCGAGCCGCCCGGGGCGATCGTCATGTCGTTGGCGGAGAGGTTGCGGAAGACGATCGCGTTGACCGTCGCGAAGCCCGTGTCGCCGGCGCTCGAGGCGGCCCCGGTCGCGAGGTTGGTCAGGTCCGGGCTGACGGGCGTCGTGCCGGATGTCGAGTAGACGGCGCCGCCGTTCTTGGCGTAGGCGCCGAGGACCTTGCCCGACGGCCGGACGTGGCGGCCGGATCCGGCCGTCGGGAGGACGGTCATCGACAGGTCGACGATGACCTTGTCCAGGACGGAGCCGGCGCCGCCCTGCTCGGCGGCCTCGGCCGCCCCGGGCTCGAAGGCGACCACGGACGGGGAGGCCGTGACGGCCGAGCCCTCGAGGACGGTCGCCGTCACCTCGACGATGTTTGCACCGGTCGTTGCCATTCTTCGCGTCTCCTAGAAATAGACGATTCCGCGTGATTCGTAGACCGATTCGCCGCCGTCGAGCTCGCCGGTCGTCGCGCCCGCGATCGCGTTGACGAGCGCCGCCATGCCGTCGATCTTCTTCCGGCTCTTCTTCTTCGAGAGCTTGATGTTGCCGGCCGCGTCCTGCTCGGCGATCGCGTTGGAGGCGTGCCACCTGGCGATGGGGTGGCCGCCGTGGCGGAGCTTCTTCGACCGGATGAGCCGGCGGAGCTCCTTCGTCGGGGAGCTGATCGACAGGAAGCCCTGGCGGATCGTCTCGACGGGCAGGCCGTCCTGCTCCTTCAGCTCGATCGACAGCTTCGCCGCGTTGTACGGGTCCACCAGGATCTTGCGGAGATCGCGGTCGCCGGCGATCTCATTGATCTCCTTGCGGATGAACGCATAATCGATCACGTTGCCGGGGGTGAGGACGATGTGCCCCCGGTCGGCCCACATCCGATACGGGACCTGATGCTGGCGCTCGAGCTCGACGATGTTGTCCGACGGCAGCCAGAACCGGAACCAGACGTCGAAGCCGTCGTCGGGGTCGCCGGCGACGATCGCGAGGGCCGTCAGGTCGTTCGTCTCGGAGAGGTCGAGGCCGGCCCAGCAGGCCTCGCCCGGGGAGACGGCGGGGGCCGCGTTGCAGAGCTCCCAGAGGCCGACATCGACGAAGGCGACGTCGGCCTTGGTGACGATGTCGAATCGGAGCCGGAGGAAGTTGGCCCGCTTGTTGGCGTCGGCCTTGGCCTCGGCCCACTCGCGGCGGAAATCCTCTTCCTTGAGCGTGGTCCCCATCGACGGATTGGCCTTGCGCCAGACGTCGGGGTCGTCGAGATCGTCCGTCGGCAGCGCCCGATAGACGACCCCGAGATGGGTCGTGTCGGGCTTGATCCCGGCGTTGACCTTGTCGCTATGGTCGCGCTGCTCGTGCCAGGGGCCGGACTCGTCCTCGCCCGCGGTCGTGATGCTGATCCGCAGGGGCTGGTCGCGCGCGACCGAGGCATACTCGAAGATGTCCCACATCTCGCGGGTCTTCTGGCGGTGCAGCTCGTCGAAGATGACGGCGCTCGCGTTGACGCCGTCCTTGCTGGCGACGTCGGCGGAGTTCGCCCGGACGACCCCGTTACCCTTGGCGTCGACGATCCGCTTCTTCGAGTCGATCACCTCGAGCCGGTTCGCCAGCTCGGGCGACTGCTGGATCATCCTCTTCGCCTCGTTGAAAACGATCGAGGCCTGGTCCTTGTCCACCGCGTTGAGGTGGACCTCGGGAGAGCCCTCCCCGTCCGCGAGCAGCAGGAAGACGGCCAGGGCGGCGACCAGCGTGGACTTGCCGTTCTTCTTGGCGACCTCCAGGTAACTCGTCTTGAAGCGCCGGAGGCCGTCGGGACGCTTCCACCCGAAGAGCCGCATGAGGTAATCGCGCTGCCACTCGATGAGCGTCAGCGGCTCGCCGGCCCACTTCCCCGTGGATTGCCGGCAGAACTCCTCGATGAATTCGACGACGAACCGGCCCGCGGTTTCGTCGAACCAGCAGCCCTCGGCGATCGCCAGCTCATCGGAGGGGTTGCGGATCCAATTCGGATCGACGGGAGGAGTCATGGGCCGGGGCCGTATACCTTAAGACCAGATGGAGCGTGCTCGTCCCGTCGCCGTGCGCCTCGACCGAGCTGCCCTCCGCGTCGAACTCGACGCTGCCGGGGGGGAAGAAGCCGAGCAGCTCCGCGCGATTGACGATCGGCTCGCGGGCCGGGACGTCGCGGACGTCGCAGGGGTCTACTTGCCGCCGAGGAGGAGCCATAGGATCCCGAGCCAGATGAGGAAGTAACCCAGTCCGACGCCGCCGGCCGCGCCGCGCACGGGCAGGGCCGGCTCGATCCGCCGGAAGATGTCGGAGACGTCGCGGGGGTCGCGTTTCATCGGGGCTCTTCCTTCACCAGCCGACATTCCCAGGTGCCCACGACCGAGGCCTGGAAGTCCGCCAGCTCGAGCCGGAGCGTCGGGCCGTGCTCGACGTCGCAGTGGATGCTGAAGGACACGCACGGGAGCTTCTCGCCGGTCTCGGCGTCGACGACGTCCGCGATGGCATTGGGAGCGGTCGGTGGGATCTGGATCCGGATCTTGCGGGTCATCTCGATCATTGATCAGCCCAACCTTTCGAAACCGATGATCGGCCCCTCGCACATCGCGCTCAGCTCGATTGCCGTCCGGACGGCCTCGACGGGCGAATGGCCGAGGTGCAGGGCCGCGGTGGCGAAATCGTCGCCGGCCCCGATGGCGTGGAAGTTATGGACGCGGCCGACGTGATAGCCGCAGATCCAGAACACGTGCCGGTCGAAGCCGAGGAAGAACTCGTTATGGATCGAGGCGTCGCCCGTCTTGGCGTGCTTCCATTTGGCGAACTCGGAGACGCACTCCAGGACGGAATCCTCGGCAGGGGACGGCCGATGGCTCTTGAGGTAGAGGTAGAACAGCCCCCCTTCCTCGCAGGAGCCGACGGAGCCGAGGATCAGCCCGTTGACCTCGTTCAGCTTCGCGAATTTCGAGTCCTTGCGCCGGCTCCAGCCCCTGACGACGATCGAGTCGGCCGCGATCCGATAGCCTTCGTCGAGGACCCTGACGGCGACGACGCTCATGCCTTCCTCCGGGACAGGAATTCGGCCAGGGCGTCCCGCGGCGCCGCGTCGGTCTTGACCCGCGACCGGCTCGAGGGCGTGAGGCCGAACTCCATCAGGATCGCCGCCATGAACCGCTCGCACTGGGAGGCGACCGAGACGGCCGGGTTGCTCTTGAGGCTGCCCTGGTCGGTGAAGCTGGTCACGCCGCCGGTCCGGACCTCCTCGCAGGCCTTCCGCCAGCGGCTGTACGTCGAGCAGTAGAGGGCCAGCGCGTGGCCGTCGAGCTCGGTGAGCACGCCCAGGTCGGCGAGCTTGGGCACGATGTCGCCCCACGCCTCCCGCGCGTCCCCGTCCGCGTCGATGTGCGTCGGGCAGGCGGGGACCGATCGCGACGGCCGCGGCTCGGACCGGTTGACCCGGTCGGCCCGGTCGCCGGCGAGGACCTTCAGCTCGGTCGGCTTCGGTTTGCGTCCGCGGGTCGCCATCAACGTGTGCTCAATCGGGGAAAACCGTCCTGAAATTCGTCAAAAAACGCGCGCGGGGTCGCCGCGGTCTGCCGGCCGGCGGCCCCAGCAAATACCCCTCCCCCCACCCCTTTCACGCGGATGTGGCGCGGGTCCTTTCAGGGGGCCTGGCCGCTCGCGTGGTGCCTGCTGTGGCAGGGGTGGCAGAGCGACTCGAGATTGCCCTGCTCGAGGGCGAGGGAGCGATCGTCCCTCACCTCGATCCTGTGGTGGACGTGGGAGGCGGCCGTCAGCCTGCCCGCCTCGGCGCATCGCTCGCAGAGGGGATCATCGCCCAGCTTCAGCGCCCTGGCCTTACGCCAGGCGCCGGAGTTATAGAAGAACTTGAGGTCCCCGTCCCGCGAGTCGCGGTCATACCGCTGGTGGCGGGTCGTGGGGCCGATCCAGGACGGGCGGTGGGAGGGCACTGCATTGGGCATCGGGGCGGGCCCTCATCTCGAACCGGATGCACAGGCCATCGGGCGTCTGCTCCACCGTCATCGAGCCCGGCACGATCTCCATCAGGGAGAAGTAATCGCGGCAGGAATCCGAGCGGACGGTGGTCTGACCGGCATACGGATACCCCGGGTTGCATCCGCTCAAAGTGTCCGTCTCCTTGGTTTGGCCTCGGTCGGCTCGCCGAGCCGGTCCACCAGCTCCGCCGAGTGGGCCCGCATCTCGTCGAGGGCGATCCGCCAGAGGCCCATCGCGGCGGCGATCGCGGCGGCGCCGGCGATGAAACCGATGATCATTCCGCAGGCGAGGCCGATCCAGAACGGCATGGCTCCTCCGCGCGGCCGGAAAGGATATTGACCGAGGGCTGGAAGTCCCTCAGCTCGATCAGAAGGATCGGGGTGCCGTCGCTGGCGACATGCTCGAAGCTGACCCGGGTGCAGAGGTGCGAGATGTCCTCGCCCGTCTTCTTGTCGATCACCCGCGTCTCACCATCCAACGATACGACCCGGAACCGGCCATGCTCGTTCTTAAGGGGCATCGATCTCTCCTCAGACCGGGGACCATTCGTCATCGAACCGATGCCCCTGCGCCTGGATCGCCGCCAGCAAGTGCACCAGCGCCGCCACCGAGCTGGGCTGGTGCGCCTCCAGGATCGGGGCGGACGGGTCGCCGAGGTGGGCCACCCACGTCGCCAGCTCGGGGTGATAATAGACGCCGAGCCGGTTGGCATCGGGACCCTTCGCCCGGGGGCGATAGGCCAGCTTCGACGGACGGGCCAGGGGCGCGCCGGGTGCGAAATTGAGGCGGCAATCCTTGATGGTCGCCCGGCCCGGGACGGGCATCTCTATTGTGCAGCAAGGGGAGTGGGAGACTCGGAGCGTGGCCATCGGGCATCACCTTCAATCGGGACAGCCGCCGGCCCCGGAGCCGGATCGGCACCAGGTCCGCGGGCGAATGCTCTTCGAGCAGCTCCTGGACGCATCCATTGCAGAGGAAGTGCTCGTCGATGAAATCGAGGGTCTCGGCCGTGGCGTCACACCGGCCGCATCGGACGATTCGCGGATGGGGCATAAGGTCCGTTCAATCTGATCGTCAGGCGCCCATGGCGACGCCCTCGGCCGCGGCGATGCGACGCTCGGCGACGGCGAAGTATTCGGGGTCGCGCTCGGCGCCGACGAACCCGAAACCTTCCCGGATAGCCGCCACCCCGGTCGAGCCGCTGCCCATGAACGGGTCGAGCACGATGCCGCCCGGCGGCGTGGCGAGCCGGCAGAGCCACCGCATGAGTGCCTCGGGTTTCACCGTCGGGTGATGGTTCGCCGAGGGCCGGTCCTTGCCGTCGCCGTTGACCGGCTTGCCGGAACCGCCGAGCTTGACGCCGTTGACGCACTGGTTCCGACCGGGGCGCTCGGCCGTGCCCTTCGGGGCCATCCCCTCGCAGCCCCGATTCCGCTCGCTCCGGCTCGCCTTCGGGCAGTAGAGGAATGGGTCGGCGTCGAAGTTGGGGAAGAATCGGGCGGCGGTGCCGGTGTCGGATGGATCCACGTAATCTCGAGGCGACTTCGGCGTCCATCCGTCCCCATAGACCTGTCGGACGCCCCCGGGATTCCGGCCGGGCCGACTCGACCTCTTCCCGCCCTGCTCGCCCATCAGTCGGATCGGGCAGTCGTCGTTACAGGTGCCGTTACAGCCGGGCGAATGGGAGAGGAGCAGATTGGCGGGCCAGCGACCGGCGGGATCGCCGCCGGTCGCCATGGCCTTCGGGCGCCATGCGTCGTCATTCATCAGGCCCGGGGCGGTCCCGTTGTTGGCGCGGGCCGTATCGTCGCCGGTGCGGGCCCGGCAAGCCCCGACCCCTAGCCACTTCGGCCCCGGCTTCCGCGCGAGCCACCAGTCTTCGGTTGCCGGTTTCAGCTTGCTCTTGTGCTTGGGGAAGCCACTGCCGAAGTGGTGCGCGATGCGGTCCTCAATCTGCCAGCCGGCATCCTCGATCGCGCAGCCGGTCCAGTGCGAGGTCCGGGGGATCGCCCAGCAGAGCAGGACCGATCCGGGCCGGGCCACGCGGAGGCACTCGCCGAGGACGGCCGACAGCCAGCCGACCCACTCGCGCCGGCCGCCCTTGTCGCCGTCCCAGCCCTTGCCCATGAAGCCGATCCCGGCCGGCGGGTCGGTCACGACCGCGTCGACGGAGTCGTCCGGCAGCTTCGGGAGGATATCCAGGCAATCGCCCCGATGCAGCTCGATCACGCCCCGCTCTCCGTTCTTCGATGCCGATACGCCCGGGGCCGGCCGGCGACCGTGAGATCCTGACCGGCCCGGCCCGCGAAGCCCCGAGGTTCAGGCCCCCCCCGGGGTTTTCTTGCGCGACCGACGCGGCCGGCGTCCCCAGCGGTGCCAGGCGATGGCGATCGCGTTCAGCGCCGCCGTCGCCGCGCCCACGGCGCTGCAGATCGCCGAGGCCCAGGCGGTGAGGTCCTGGGGGCCGAAGGCCGCGGCATGGACGGTGCGGACGGGCAGCCCGGCGACGACCACGGCGATGGCAAGCAGCCCGAAGGTCAGGCCGACCCAGGCGAGGCCCTCGAGCGCGCGGCTGGACTGGCGCGATGCGGCGGCGATCGCGATCATCTTCGACTCCGGTCGGTGGGGTGCGGTGCGTCAGCTTGCGGCGACGGCCGTCCGCCGCGGCCTCGGCTCCGGTCCCGGCCTGCTGGCCGCCGGGGCGCCCGATTCCGGGTCGGACGGGGTCGCATCGAAGCCGGTCTGGTGGCAGATCATGCAGCAGAGGGCGGACCCCGCGGGGATCGCGCCGCGATGGGGGCAGGATGACGACGGGCTCAGCACGCCGACCGGGAAGAGGGGGATCACGTCGAGCTGCTCGCGGACCAGCTCCAGCGTCGTGGCCGGGCGGGGCCGCTCGGAGGCCCGCGCGCGGCGGAGGCCATCGCGGACGGCCGTCTCGCCGACGGCGTGGCGCCGGGCGATCTCGGAGACGCCCATGCCCCTCCGCCGGTCGTAGAGCCAGGTGTATTCGAGCGCCGCACGCCGAAGGCCCTTCATGACGCCTCCCGGTGATTCCTCCGCCTCGGATGGGCCTTCGCCCTGGCGATCAGCGTCGGCACGTCGTCCGGGCTGATCACGCGGACCCGATAGCGGGGGGTGCTGACGGGGACATGGTGGATGCTGATCCTCGATCGTCGGCAGAGATGCTGGAGGACGTCGCGGTGCAGGCCCGCGACCGGCTGGAGCGAATAGAGGCTCACATGGTCGTTGCTCATCGGCGGACTACCCAAGCGGGAAGCGTTGCCCTCTATAGACAGGATGCCTCAGGTTCGCAAATTCTTGAATGCACCTATGCGGGAAAGGGGCGCGGCGACGGACCCAAATCGTTGGCGAGCATGGCGCTGCGCCATGCGGCGCGGAGGGGGAAATAGTCCGCATAGGTGCAGGGGTCAGAGTGCCCTCAGTGCGAACCAGGCCCCCGAGGGGTGGTAGACCGCCTCGGGCTCGCCCGCGGGCCGCTCCGGCCAGATCCGCAGCTCGACCGGGTGGCCGTTGAACCGGTAGATGA